TGAGACTGCGCCGCAATTAGTTGATCTAATGATGTGATTGCCATTGGTTAAGCTCCTTTTTGTTTATTATCGCAGCTATTTATTAAGCAGTCGTGTCTTTTCTTCACTGCCGCGAGTTGTGCCAAAATAATATTGCATCGAGCCGCCCCATTCTTTAACCACGATACCTAAGAGCATAAATAAAACCTCTTTACTTCCTTCAGGCATTTCAACGTAAAACAGTAAAAACACAATGCCAGCAATAAACGCCGTCAACAGCAGCGACAGCAAAGCAGGCATGTTGGATAGCTTGTGTTCACTGCGAGCGTTTTTCTTATCATCAGCTTCTGTCTGTAGCTGCGCCTGCGTCAATTCAGCGAGTTTTATTTCTTTCTCATGCTCAGCTTCAGTCAATCGCATTTCAAGCTCTGCTCGCTTCTCTGGCGACAAATCCGGCGGCCAATAGTCCTTGATCAATTCCTTGGCTTCCTTAAACAATCCGCCGCCAACGAAATCGGTTATTTTGTCGAGTAGGCTCATTTTTTCACCTCGATTTGATAATGCGGCAAATCAACAAAAGACTTCCAATCTCCGCCCCAAGTAATTTTAACGCCTAACTCATCAGCCGCTTTTTTCATTGCCTCAGCAACTAAAGCGAAAGGCTTTGGATTATTCCAATCAACAGGCAATGGCACAATGTCAACAGCTTGCCCAATGATATGGCGACTGTTCATTGTGCGAGTAAATCCTTTTTCAAGCAGTTCGGCTTGACGCTCTTTCGTGCGCAGACCTTCAATGACAGTGAAGTCAACCGGCGATAACTCCAATGCGCGTTTAACAACCTTAACCAAGTCGGCATTAACGCCGACAAGGTTATCAGTTGATCGCTTTCCGAGAATAAACTTAGCCATTTTCACCCCGTTAATCGTTATGATACCAGCGTTTTATTGTGATCATGTCAATCCTTATGGTGCTGAGGTAACTTCCCAACAAATCGTTCTAGCTGCGGCAGTTGCTGCGGAAAAACTAACAGTGAAAGTGGTCGCAGATGTTGCACTTACCCAAAAACGCTCAGGTATGTCACTTCCAGCAGTCAGCTTTATGTTGAAGTTTGCCGGAGTAAATATGCATCCATGGTTTATTGCGAATGTTGTAACCCCAACGCCAGAAGTTGCAACGCCGAAATTTTCAGTGGTAAAGCCTTGGTTTCTCCATGTTGACTGCGTAAACGCTCTGCTGATTGGTTGAGTGACAACGTTCTCATAAACTCGCACTGTTGAGTCGTCAGTTAGCGCCAGCATTGAATTCGTGCCGAGTGCTGGTCTGTTTATTGTCGTGTTGCAACTGATTGTTGATTGAGTCAGTAGCGTATAAACAATCGCATAAGACGCATAATTAGAAAGCGTGTTGTTTGTAATTGTAACAAAATCACTTTCTTCATAACGTATGCACGAAGATCCTGCTACCGAGTGGTTATCTCGAATGTTATTGCCAGCAATTAAATGGTTATAGCCACGAAACCCGTCAGGGTATTTCACCGCATTGATTGCAGGATTGGCTGTGCGTGTACTAATGTAGTTATTTTGAATTAGCACATCAGTAGCGCCCTGTAGATAAATAGGGGAATCGCAATAATCAATCATGCAATTGTTTATTTGCACGCCAGTAGTGCGCTCTGCTCGAATGCCGAAAGAGCAACCAAGCGCTACAGCGTTGCTAACAATCAATCCCTCAGAGCCAAGTTTGCTTAAAACCATATTGTCACAGTTTTTCCACTGACAGCTATCCAATACTGTGTTAATTGAAAATTCAGTGTAAACCCCTTTGTTCCCCTCAAAGTAACAGCTTGACACAAGCCCTTCTCGCGCTCCATATAAGCGCAGTGCGAATGCAGATACTCCGCTATGGAAACGACAGTTGTTTATTAAATATTCAAAATACTGAGTATGGTTAGGTAGCGACGCCTCATTCGAATCATAATCAAATGCAATGCCGTTGCCCATAAATTTAATGTCAGACATTCCGAAAAAATAGCCGCGCTTTCTGCGCACAAATACGCGCGATGCTGTGGCGTTAATCGTTGCGCCGACTCCAGCAACTGAAATATTTTTATCCGGCAAAATCACTTCGCCGCAATCCCAATCTCCTGGCGGGATGAGCACAACACCGTCCGCAATCGCGTCATTTAGCGCAGCTTGTAGCGCAGCAGTAAAACCTAGCGCTGTAATATCTTTATCGCCAACGGTCGGAAACTCTGAGTATTTGCGCCCTAAATAACCAGCCTCAACCCCCCCAACCAAAACAGCAGAATTGACAGTAGCCAAATCACCGCGCAGCGCAAAATCACTAAGAACAATCCAACCGCCAGCGCCAGTTGGGGTTGGTGCGCTGCCAGCTGTAACCGTTTTAGGCAGTGAGCCATCCCAGCGCCAATATGATGATCCGTCAGATAAAACCTGATTGGCCTGCGTCAGTGTAGCACCCGCAGAAAATGTGCCTGAAGGAATATATCCAGCATTCAATACAGCCGAATCAAATTGAGCTTGAAGCTCTGCTACGTCTTGCAGTTGAATTACTTGAACTGGCGTTGTGTCGCTGAATGTTAATGTGTAAACATCATCTGGCGCATAGAAAGAAAAATGCCCTGTTGAAGATGATGTGATTGGATTGGGTAGCGTAGCACCTGCAATATTATTATCAACATAAAGCGTTGCCAGTCCTGAGTCTGACTGCCTGCGCACCGTCACAGTAACACCGCTTGCCGCGTTTCCGCTAACACTAGACGCGAATTGCCGGATTAATTGACCATTGTACTTTTGCATTATTGAACTCCGTTTAATCTTTAGTCTAGTTTATATCAGATTATCGCGCCACGCACCTGCTCTGAATTATTGCCGCCAGTTATAGTTACAGTGTTGCCATTTTTAAGGATTGCCGCACCGCCAGCCGCAACAATTGAAGATGCTAAGTTACCTAATCCGCCACCAGCAAAACCAGCGTTACCAGAGAAGCCAGCACCAGCACCGCCAGCACCAGGATAGTTTATTGAGCCGTTAGCGCCGTTACTTGCGTCTGCCCCTGGGTCAGATATACCGCCAGCACCACCAACTCCACCGACTGAGCCTTGACCACCACCGCCACCACCGCCAGCAACCGGAGTTGTGCCATTGCAAAAGGCATTGCCGCCCTTGCCGCCACCACCACCGCCGCCGATCAAGCCATAAGTGTTATCGATTACTGTGCCAGTTGTAAACGACGCAGCAGGGCCACCCACTGCGCCAAGCAAACCGTTAGCAGCAGAGCAAACGCCAAGCTCAGTTGCAGCGCTGCCACCTTCACCACCTACACCGCCAGCGCCGACGATTTGCGCTTGGTTGATGATCTTGAGCGTTGCGCCAGCCGCAAACGTACCTTGCCTAAATGCCGCCCAAGCTGTTGATGTTGAGCCAAAAACAGCGCCTTGACTGATTACAACTATATATTCACGCGATTCGCTAAAGTCGAAGTTTTCGGCAAGGATGTAGTTGAAATACTCGCCAGCAGGAATGTAATAGTCAGCGTTTGGCGGCACGTTTGCTTTGTAGCTGATGCCAGTAACGCGCCACTTGTCCGCTCTACTTGTTGCAACTACGCTTGTGCATTGGCAAGTTAAAACTTCAGGCTGAAAAGCGCCGTTGCAATAAACAGTATTGACCGTTTCAATATCGAAAACGGAGCCAAGCCACAAGCGCCCGCCTACGATAGTTCCGATGTACTTACTATCGACCTCAAAAGACACTTCGACAGGAACTTGAGAATAACGCGCTACGTTGCGCTGCGCTATGCCAGTTGCAATCTGATTGCCATCCGGCGTGTTAGGTAGCCAGCGACTAACTACGTCATTGCCAGCGTTTTTAGTGCCAAGCCTGCTTTTATCTTCTTCAAGTATTGCAGCGACTCGAAATGTTTTTGCGTAGTTTTGCTGATCTGTACTTGAGTAGTTAAGTGGAGCCCACGATACCAATTGCCGAGTGATCAACTTGTCGAATTTGTTTTTAACTTGCAGCGTACCAAGCTCTAAATGCTCAACTTGATTAAATGTTATGACAGGCGCGTCAAAGTTTGGCGTTGCTGTGATTTTAATCTTGCGCTCTACAACATCAACATACATTGTCAAGCCTGCGATTTGGATTAGTTCATTAAGCAGCCTTTTAACTTCAGTCTCTTTTGCAATGCAGTTTTTAAGCATAAATCCGGATAAGTCGCCAGCTTTCAAAGCCGCCCACTCAGACACCGGAATATAGCTTTCATCTATATCGGTATAATCGCGCAGTATTTCGTCGATTATATCAATGATGTTAGTCAAGTCAGGCCATGCCAAACATTTTTGCACGGTCGTGTTGATTGCATGTTCAGCAACTACAGTTCCGAAGCTGCCGCGAGTAGTTAACGAAACTACCACCGGAGCAACGCCCGTTGCGCTTGTTACTGTGTAGCCAATATATTCGCTGTCGATTGCAAGCGTGCCTGTAGCGCCGTTAGCACCGAATTTTGCTTCAATCTCAGCAGCCGTCAAGCCGCTCTCAAGTGTTATTGTCGCAGCCGTTGAAGATGTAGTGAGTGCAGCTTTTAAAGTCGCATTGCTTGTTTCTGGCGCTTTTGCGTTGATGCCATTGGTTAGCGCTAAAACATCCACAAGAGAAAATGTAACATTGCCGCTTAAAGTCGGATTCTGGTATTCATCGACAATGTAATGCTCGACGTTAAAACTAGCCGCATCATAAACGCCGTTTACCAGATAGCCGCGTTTGATTCTGGCTGGTCTGTTTTTGATGAAGTTGCGAGCGAACAGCTTTGCCCAGTGCGCGCCACTGACTCGGCGGTCAGCGTATAAGCCTGTTAGTTCGAAAGCGTCTGAACTGATGAAGTCTTTTAGTGTGATATTGGCCGAAGCCCTAAAGCCAATGTCGATACTAGGGTTAGCTTTTGGCGCGTTGCTTTTTGCGTCTGTTAGATATGGAAAGCAATCTAGGTTGACAATTCGCTGATTAGAATAGCGGTAAGTGCGAAACTCGCCTTCTTTATACGCGCGAATGTCATTGGTCGTCTTTGGTGTGCCGTAGCTTGATGGATTGAGCGCAAACTCAGCATCAAGCGCCGGATCGTTAATGTCTAAATCAAGTTCAAAGATAACGCATAACTCGCGCTGAGATTGCGCTTTAATAGTGTCAAAGCTCATGCAATCCCCTTAATAGTCAGTTGAACCGATGTGAAATAACTTGTGTCAAACTTAGGCTTTGACGCTTCCCAATGCCCGAAGATAACCGCGCCTTGCTTGTCGTATTGATTCCAACCACACCAAACTGGTCTACCTTTGGCAATCTTGCGAAATTGCTTAAACTGTCCATCCATGAAATCAGAAGTAATGTAATTAAACTGCATAACCTGTGTTGAGCCTTTACGCTCGATTGTTGAAGCGCCTAAGTTCAAGCTCTGCGTAGTTGATGCGGTTATTTCGTCATCGTCTGACCATTCGCCTGGCTGCAAACCAACTGAAGGCAAAGATGGCATTTGCAGTGCTTCACCGAAAGCAGCTTCACCAACGTAAAGAGTTGAAATGCTAGTAAAAACAAACTTAACTTTGGTTGTTTCAACTTGAGTAAATACTCGCATAACTGGCTTGTGATCTTCGTCTGCTGTTAAGTTGCATTGCAGTACGTAAGCTGAGCCATCCCAAGTGTAAAAGTCGCAATCAACGCCGCCGGACAACCAGTTAACGCCAGCCAAGCCAATACAGTTAACGGGCTGGCTAGTGAATGACAGTTCAACCGTATTTGATCCAGCTGCTTTACTATAAAAGATGTTAGTCATCCAGTCATAAAGCCTGCCAACGTCGCCGCCAGTGACGACAGTTGCGCCTTGCATGACGTTTTGGTAAAGAATAAATGTTGCTTTGGTATTTGAGCCGCCAGCAACAACGCTTTCAGGCGATAAGAAAATATCCACTTTATGCTCCTTGTAGCCGCTGCACTGATTCTAGGCTTGCAACTAATCGCTTGGTAAATGATACCGGTAAAACTTCGTCATTGTCTAATCTGTCTAACTGCTCTTGTAAGCCAGCCAACCCAGTTATTTCAAAACTACCAACCTGAGCCGCTGACTGTGGCGTTGTTGGCAATGTTGGCGCTGATGATGATAGCGAGCTAAGTGAACCGCCGCTGCCAATATTGGTTGATTTGATTGTACTGATCAATGCCGCGCCCTGTGATGCCACCTGCGCAGCAAAGCCAAGGTTGAGCGGAAATGGATTATTAAGAGCCTTAGCAACCCCGCCAGCAATGTTAACCAGTGATGTTGCAATGGATGCGTTTTTCTGCGCTTGGAATGACTGAGAACCAAAAGCGGCAATAAGTTGAATGCCTGCATTTGCCGCTGACTGTTGAGCGCTTAACTCTTGCATCCAAATACGCTGTTTCAGCTGTAACTTGGCTTCATCATATTGTTGGTTTATTGCTGCAATTTGCTCTTGAAATGCAATTTCAGCCTGCAATTTCTGCTCTTTGTTGATGTTGTCTAGCTCCATCAACTGCTGATACTCAGTCGATGCCGCTAAGATTCTTGCAGATGTTTGAAATGCAAGGTCAGCTTCTTCTTGTGAGAACGCGCCTTGAATAACCGCTCGTCTTAGCTCTGACTCGCTTGCTAGCGTTCTTGTTTCAAGCTGCATATTGGAGATGCGTTGATCAATGCGCTCCTGCTCGCGTGCTGCTCTTGCAGCTTGCTGTTTGTCAGACTCTGCTTCTGAGTTAATTTCTCGATTAAGCTCTGCCGCCGCTTCCTTCGCTGCTTTCTGCGCTTGTTCTAACTCATATATCGCGGTTATCTGCTCGCGTATCGCTGGCGGTAATTCGCTAGCTGTGTCGAGCGTTAGCGCCTGTGCTGCTGCATACAATCTTGCTTGTAATTCGCCTTGCTCAAGTGCGATGCGCTGCACCTCAAGCGTTGAGTTAAGCCGCTGCAATGTGTCGTCTTGCTCTGCCGAAGTTGCCTTGTTTGACAGGCTTGCGTTTGTTACTTCTTCAATTTTTTTCGCTAGCTGTTGCTGCTTCTCTCGCGCACTGTCTAATTGGCCGTCAATCTGAAACAGTGCAGCCGCGTATGATGCTTGAGCGCTGCCGCCTTGCTTAATCAGATCAATGTATTGAGCTTGCTGCCTTGTTAAGTTAGTGATTGTTTCTTGCTGCTTGTCGAATTCCCTGTTGAGCGCGTTAATCTCAGCAACAGCTTTGTTTGCTTTTAATTCTTCTTGCGTATCAACAATGCCTTTCAGAGTCTCTTTGAATTTATCGGCGCTTTCTTCTGCCTGTGTAAATGCTGCAACCAATGGCCCCGCCAAAGCCGCGCCAATACCAACAACAGCACCAAGCAACGGAAAGCCAAGCACAAAACCTAAGTCTGCTGCCTGTTGAGATAGTGCGACAAATGGCGAAACTCCGCCTTGAACCTGTCCGACTAATTGCTGAATTTGTATACCAGCCTGACCAGCGGAGCGGCCAAAGCCAGCTAGAGACTCATTGCCGCCATCAAGCGCAGCTTTCACCCCTTGAGATGTTTTGGTTAGGTTTGCATTTAAACCGCTGGCGGCATTAACTTGCGTTGCAAACTCTTTTACAGACTGCCCGCTTGCGAGAAATCCTGATGTGAACTGCCCTGTCGCCTCATGCACGCGGCCAGTTTTGTCGATAAACCTACCAAGCGCAACATCGGCATCAGATAGGCGAACACCGAAAGACTCAATTGATTTGCCTGCCGCGTTTGTTTTTGCAATAGTTTCATTGGTTTGCTGGCCTAGCTCCGTCATTGACTTATCTAAGCTGTCAATCTGCGCTTTACTATCGCCTGCTTCAATCTTTATGCGTATGACCTTATCAACCACCTCGCCCCCCTTTACGCTTTATCGCGTCAATGTCTTTTTGCCGTTTGTCGTTGATTAGTTTCATCAAGTGATCATCTAATCTCTTTAAAACGGCAATTGCTAAATCTTGCTCATAATCTATTGTAGCAGTCGTCGCTTCTAATGTCGCTAATGATGCGCGTCTATCAGGTTCGCACTCTCTGCGCGCTGCGTAGAAAGCGCAAAGCAAAGCAAACTGCCTTTCATCTAGCTCAACTGATTCAAGCTCTTTTAACACTTCTGCCGCGTGATTTGTGCCGCCGTACTTGTCCATTTGTAACGCTGCTTGATAATCCGCTTGCAAGTCCCGACCATTGAAGTCGGCTGCTACTTTTTTTCAAGCTTGTCTCCGTCTGTTTGCGCTTCGTCGTGCAGATAGTTTTCAAAGCGCAAAGCCGCGCTGATTAGCAGGTCATTCAGTGATAAGAAGTAATCAGGATTGGTGAAGATGTTTCGCGCCGCTTCTTTGCTGTACTCAAGCGCACCATCTTGGTCTTCAACGCCTTGCCAATTGGTAACGCCGTACTCTGTTAGCCAATGACCGTATAGCCGATTGTTATCGACTTCTGACATCTTGTGAAATGGCCCGTATAATTGTTGCCGGATGTTTTTCAGTGACTCCTGGCTTTCTTTCGTGCCAAGCCTGCGCACGTAAAAAACAGCATCACCAACAGCGATTGGCGCGCCGCCTTGCTGCAATTCTTTTGATTCTCTGACTTCTGATAGTTTCATTTTTCACCAATAAAAAAGGGGCATTAAGCCCCTAGTTTATACTTAACTGACCATTAAGACCAGTTGCGGAAAACTGCAATCGTATAACCCAATGCCGCCGACTTTTCAGCCGCTGCACTGAAGGTATCAGCACTGATTGCATTCTGGCCGTCTTCCATATCCCATTCAGTTAAAACAACCTGTGGCAAATGAACAACTGTTTTGTGACCACCACCGTGATCAAACTCAACACCGAAAGCGACGCGAGTGCCTGCGTAGTACAAGTTGCGCACAGCCATGGAGTTAGCAATAGTCGAGCGTGATGCGCCGTCCATTGTAACTTCAAACTGGCCGCGACTCATGCGAGGCGTACAACCTGCCGCTTGATCTGTTTGGTAGTTGTTGTTGACAGTGATGTTTGCAGACTTCAACACGCACAAAGCGGTTAAGTCGTTAAAATACCAGTTAGCCACGTTTTGCACTGCCGATAATGGATCATCAGTTAATTGCGCAGAGTCTGTTTGACCGCTGATTGCCGCTGAGTTAACCGAGTCTTTTTCAAACATCATGCTAACAGTCGAAGTGATAACGCCAGTTTCGCCAACTTCTAAAGTCTGTTGATTGATTAAGCCGTCAAAAGGCGTGTCGTAGTTAATATCACCCACTGCAACATCATCAATCACGCGGTTTTGGCCTGCGTAGTAAGTAGGCGTGTTTGCGTTGTAAGTCTTGCGGCAACTGATTGTAACTGATGGCCCTGCGACTGCTGTTGCTGCTGGCGCTGGGTAAGTGCTGATTGTGCCGTTGTTCGCTTTTGCTGTGATGCGGTAAGTGCGATTGTTTAACGCATTAGCAAAGCCAGTAGGAAAAATAAAATCGCCCACTGATAAGTTAGTAAAACCGTTAGCAGAGTCAGTCAAGCCTGAAGCTGTTGCAGCGATGGTCGTGCCTGTCACTGTTACCACTTGCTCGGCGCCATGAATAGCAGAAAGCATCAGGTTAATAGTTTGCTTGGTCGCTTCAGTAGCAATCTCTGCGGTTAGCTCTTTGGTGTCTTGAATTTGCTTTGCAGCGTTAAAATCAAGGCTGACTTCTGAGCTTTGCGTGTAGCTGATCGACTTTTTGAATCGACCGCTTGTACGACGCACAGGCACGAAAGCCGGACTCGCATTAATTGCACCTTTCGCGGTTTGCTCGCTAAGGTAGAATCTCCAATCACCGCCAACGATTTGACGGTCTGTTACAGTTGTTGGCATGATTAGAACCCCTCACAATAAAAATTAATAGTTACTTGATAACCCAGCCAAGGATCGTCTTCAATTTTAGCAGTATTGGCTTCGAATGTCTTTACATTGCCAAACTCGGTATTTTCTAGCAGTGCAGTGAATGACTCGCACAGCGCTAGGTTATTGTTAACTCCGCTGCCTTTTGGCGTGAATACGTCAACCACTAACAATCCGTTACGACGCACCCAAGCAGCGCCACCGCCCACAGCAACGTTATTCGATGCAGTATTGATAACATTAATACGCGCCCAAGGTGCATTGGTTGGTTGTTGCCAGCCTGCTTGGTTCGGATAGTAAATCGATACGCCTGCTGGCGGAGCGCCCACAATCTTTGCAGTAATACTTTTTACCGCTTCGGAAAATCTTTTATCTGCCATAGCTTACCGCCTGTGCAATTGCTGTTTCTACATATTTGCTGCCAGCTTGAGCAGACCAGCCATCATTAAGCCTGCCGATATATGGCAAGTTGTTTACTATCCACAAAACAGGCAAAGAATCTGAAGGATAGTTTTCTGTTACTTTTCTGGCTAAATCAATGGAGTAGCTGCCGGAAGCGTTGAAAGTTGATGTGTTTTCATTGATGCGCGTTTCAGGCTCGTTTATGCTCATCAGCCAATTTGCCTTTGCTTGGCCATCCTTGAAGGGGGTAGCTGCAACAATGGCTTGATCTGCCAACATGCCGAGTTTGCGAATCTCATCAGATGCAAACTCTGTTAGCTCAACTCTGATTGATAAGCCATCAGCATAATTAGCCATTAGCGCACCCTCAATACTAACTTAACTGTCGCATCAGCAGCATCTAGCTTGATGGCGATGATTGACATAGCCACACCGCCTAATGTGCAGTAATCACCTACACTTGGCGCAAACGTATCAATGCGAGTATAAACCGCACCTGTGTCGCTCTGCTGCGCGTCAGTGCCTTGCCAGTCAATCATATCAACTGAGAATTTAATCGCTTGATAAGTGCGATTAGTTGCGCCTGTGCACGCTTCCGTAACTGGGTTATAAGTTCCGCCGCTTGTAATAATTAAAACCTGGCGAAAGTCTGCAAACTCATCATTGATAAGTTCGTCTGCTAGGTCTTTGAATTCCTGCTTTGTGGTAGCCATATCAGCCCCTTTGCAATCCTGAATTGCCTTTCACAAACGGCATTAGTAAGCGGTCAAGCTCAGGCACTCGCGCTTTATATGTAACTTGCGATCCGGATTCGTAGCTAACTGACTTTGAACCAACGCCATCGAGTGACTTAGACTCTGCCGCAACTAATCCGCCAGCAAGCACAGTTGCATCAAGTGACAATCTGCCAGCCTGTTGTAGCTCAACAGCCTTTAATGCCGCCTTGCTAATATCTGCAATAGCAACAACATCAGTTGGCAAGCTCATTGCCTGTGTTGCGTCTAGCTCTTGGCCTTTGAAGGTGTAATAAGTATCAATGAAGTCAGCAGAAAGGATTAAATCTTGCTCAAGCGTGTGATTCTTGACAGTTATGCCGCGCTCATCTGCATAAGCCTCATAAGCTGCTGCTGTAGTGTATGAATTAGTGCCGACTGTTGCCATTATTTAGCCTCGCTGCGTCTGTGTTCTCTAATGCGCGCCCACACAATGAATGAGCGTTCAACAACCAATAACAGCAAAGCAATGAATGAAAGTAAGTCCATCCAAGGGAAGTTTGCAACATGATTGATTGCATCATTGGCAATGTCTGGAAGATAACTACGAAGGTTATACACTGCGCTAGTTCCGCCAGCAGCAGTGATCGCCTTATGAGTCAGCGTGCTAGTGTAGTCATGGACGTTGTTTATCATGTGATCTATTAGCTTTATCATGCTCTCTTTCATCGCGTAGAATCTTTTGAACCCGTTTGTAGCAATGATAGCCCATTAAGCCAACGCACACAATTAGCAGTGATGTAGTCAATAAGTCCGGCATCCTGTTTGCCCCCGCCGCCAATTAGTGCAGCCAGCACATACGCATTGATTATTGTTATCAGGTACGGCTGAATCCTGTCGAAAAGTGTATCAAATTCAAAATGATAATACACAGCTTGGTCTATTGCCCCCAAAAAGTATACAGCACCGAAGCACAAAAAGACCTGTCTAAACTGTGATAAATATCTGATATTTGATTGCGACAGATAAAAATAGGCGGAAGATATAACAAGGAATGCCTGAAAGTTGGTAGGTGTGAAAGCCTGGATAAAAACATAAGCCAGCAGAGTTGCTAGCATGACAAAAGACTTGCTGTTATGCAGCGCGATTAAGCACCACAAAACAGCAAGGAAAATAGTGTAATTACTTACGCTTAGGTTTGCGAACTGCATTTGATGGCTTTTTGTCTTTAGGCTTTGTATCTGTACCGCTCATGTTTCCCCCAAAAGTTAAGTTATCGCCGCGACTAATCCGTTAGAAGCTCCGGCAATTTAGTATAGCACCTAGTTGCTTGGAGTGCGCAAGTAGCCTTTATCGTATAACTCACCAAGCACTTGATTTGCGCTTCTGAATTCGGATAGCGATGCAAAAGCAGCATCAACCACTCGCTTTTTCTCTGCTTCGGCTTTGCGGTTGTAGTCTAGCGGCCTAATCTCGTCTTTTGGTGAGTAGATATAGCTTTTGTTATCGCTACCATTTCTCCAAATTACACCGCCATGATCGTGACCTACAATAACAACCCAACCTGACCAGCTTTCAGACCAATGCAAAAACACTTCTACTTTCTCACCAACAGGTGGCAAAGCAACAGCTTTTTGCGCTTCATAATCGTACCAATCACTTACATTTTCAGCTTCACACTTACTTTCTGGAATTTCACTTACAGATAGATAGCTTGTGTCTGCTGGTTTGTAGCGTTGGTCGGTGATTTTGAATGCTGACGCGCAAGACCAATGCCAATGACAAACAGGCTCGTCACATGATGTGACCCATATATCATCATGGTCTTTAATTGTCGTGACCACGTCACCAGGCAAATCAGGCTCTTCGCCATTAGTCGGATATTCAACGCCCCAACGATAGCCGTTGATGTAGCCTAGTTCGCTGGCGCGTTGTTGGAATTCGTCTCTGGTGCACACAAAATCCCCAGAAAATCCAAGCGATCTATTGAGCCTTTGGTATAAATCATCACCAATAGACCACAAGTAGTTTTCCACATTGTTTCCGCCACGGATTGATTTTTCATAAACTCCATCCAACGAATGCACTGCTTTATCAATCAATTCCTGCTTATTCATTTCTTCAACCTCATTAATTAATCGAATCCTAAATGTATCACATGCGCGCCATCTGTCAACTAGAAAAACAAAACCAGCACAAGGCTGGTCTGTTTGCTGCGGCTTCGGCATCGAGCAGCTACGACGGAAAGGTAGAAACTGGACTATGCAGCCAGAAAGAACCTGCCTTCAACAATTTCAACAAGGAAGCTAATACGAGCAGAGGAAGGCCGCCCTAGTCTTTAACCTTGCATCGGCCATTGTTGCCAAGCCTCGAGGTATGCAACTAGATTAGCGCAACGCTTTGAAATAGGCAATAAAAAAGGCGACCGAAGCCGCCTCTTTATTTCGTTGGCTATTAACCCAACAGTAACGCTGTGTGTTCTGGCTTAATGTTTTTAACACCCCAAGCAAGCGCAATTTCGTAACGGATTTTGCGGTAGCCTGGATAGATTGACACTTCAAAAGCCAAACCTGAACGCGGGTCCTGAATGGTCATCACATCAAGAGCCATGTCGCCTTCTTCTGGGCGTTGCGGCATACGAGTTGCCAGCACGATAGCAGAGCGGTTGAACGCCATGTTACGAGCTGAGCTGTTAACCAAAGTGATTGCCGCATTATCAGCAACAGCTTTGCGCAAGCCTGGAGCAGCCAATACTAAAGTGCCTGCACCAGTTACGCCAGTTGCTACAACATACTGGTTTGTGTCGCCTGCGAAAGTAACAACATCACCAGCCAATACAGCGCCAGTTCCAGTATCAACAACAATTGAGGTTGCACCGATTGGATAGCCTGCGCCGTTGTTTACTAAGTAGCCAGCGCCAGCGCCTTTGGTAAAGTTAACAACCTGGCCCGATTCACGAATTGCCATGCCTGACAAGGTTTGGAAAACGCCTTGGTTCATAATTGTTGGCTCGAAAGCAACTGAAGCGTTTGATTGCTTACCTAAGAAGATTGCACCAGCAGAAGTGTTAACAACTAAGTGGTTATCTTGAGTTGGCGAGCCGTTATCTTTCAGGATTTTTAGAGCCTGAGTTGCGTCAGTGAAGTCGCCAGATGTACCGAATGGAGTAGTTCCCGCAGTACCGAAAGCGCGTGACATAGTGCTATGTAATCCGCAAAGGTCAGCTTCGATTTCGTTAACCAAAGTGCGCATTGCTTGTGCAATTTGGTTTACTCGCACGTTGCCATAACCAACGCCAGAGTTCAAACCAACTTGCTCGTTACCTTCCCAAGAGAAAGGAACAGATTTTGCTTTGTTGATGACGATAGATGTGTTGCCAATAACCTGATCGGCTTCAGCAGGAACACCCATTGCTGGAGTGATGTTTGAGCTAGCGTTAGTTGGAACAACCGGAACGCGCACTGATTGACCTTCAGCAGCGCGATCTACGCGAGCATCCATCGTGACAGCCGGAATCATACCAACCAATTCACGCGATACAACGTCAAGCGCTGCGTACAGGTCAGGAACCAAATTTGTTAAAGTGTTAGACATTTTAAAGCCCTCAATTGTTTATTAGGTGACCACGCCACCGGATTTAATGAAACTCATTTTCTCAGCCGGATTCATTGATTCGAATTGGCTGCGTGTGGCTTTAGGTTTGCTGGCACCGCCTTGACCTGTTGAGCCTTGAGCATTGCCACCGCCTTTGGTGACAACGCCTGCTTTAAGCAGTGGCGCAAAGCTATCATCTTTCAACAACTCTGCTTTGAACCCTGCAAAATCCAATGAAGAGGCACTGCCATCTTCATTTAAAAACGTCACTTTACCGGTTTCTGCGTCAACATCAATGCGATCAGATACTAAGCGTTTGAATGCCTTGCTGCCGCTATCTGTTGCCAGTTCTCCGGCTAAATCTGCAACTAAAGCAGTGCGCTTTTCGGTTTTAATTGCTGCTGTCATGCGCTGCAATCTTTCCTCATAACCTGCTTTAGTTTCGCCAATGCGCTTTTCAGCATCAGCTAAAATCTCATCCACTTTGCCATCTTTCTTGAGCTTTTCTAGCGCTTCTGCGCGTGCCGCTTCAAGTTTGGCGCTTTCATTCTTCTCAAACTCTTTCAGTTTGCTATCAAGCCCATTCAGGCTTTCTTTCAGCTTGCCTACTTTAAGCTCAGCAACTGATACAAATGAGCCGTCATGCTCGGTATAGTCAGACTTTACGAAGTCCGGCAATGATTCAAACTGTTCTTGTGTTAAAGCCATGGAATACAATCCCCTGATTAGTTAATGCGCAAGCACTACTTGCGCAACTTGATTTTATACCCGTTAAACTAAACCGTCAAATTATCGCCGCTGTCAATGGCATTTAGCACCGCTTCGGCATCATCCATAGACCAACCGCCTTCTGCTAGCTCTCTGATTGCCAACTCTCGCGGCTTCAGCCCTGCAAGCACTAATTCCATAATAACGCGCACTTCGTCAACTGATAACTTTGATTTGGCAAAGGTGCGAGGCAGACTGATAATCACTTGATCCATATTCTGCTCGATGGTATCAGCGCCCCATAAGCCTTCAAACATTCCGCAGTACAGAATAGCCTTCTGATATGCTGACTCTAAGCCTTGAGCAAGCGCAACCAAGCGAGCGTTATTCTCTGCTGCTGCAATCTCTGCCTCGGTAGCTGTTGCGGCTTTCACATCGCCTTGCAGAACTGCGCCCATCTGACGCGCTTCTTGCGTGTTGCGCTCAAAGTAGCTTTCATACGGTTGCACTGACGTTTCACAGCCAATAACTTCAACTGTACAGCCTTCCGGTAACGTGTTGCGACTGCCTGAGCCTGTCTCGATGTAGCTGCGTCCGTTTGCTGCCTCAAACTGCTCGATGAAGTTACTACGCGCACCGAAAACGTAAGTCGTCGGCGGTAAGTTGCGAATAGTTTCTTTGTATTCAGCACTCATGCGATAGCGAGCTAATGCCAAGTCACAAATCGGACTAATAAAGCCCATTTGCTTAGGCAATGCGCCTGCTTTGATTTCTTCATCAGATGCGAATGTTACCGGTAGCCAGGTTAACGCCGAGCCGTTAACAGTCATATAGCTGCGCTCGCCTTCTTCTAGTCCTGCCAAGCGTTTAACAATCTTTTGCTGATAGTAGTTGCCATCTTCATCAAGCGCCAAGATCAAGTATGACTCGATGATAGTATGCTTTGCTGTGTACGGGTCAAACTCTGTGCCGTCTTCGCGCAGCATGATATAAGTCAGCTGCATAGCGCCATTGATGCGGCTAAAGTGCCAGTTAACCACCTTATCGCGGTTATAGGCTTTGATTGTGGCGCGAGGATTCGCTCGTTGCACGTCCTCGATTGACACGTCCGTCAAATCTACCTCAGACAATCCAAGATAGTCAGACACAAGCACTTGCCATTTGATTGGCATAAGCTCTGATGCGGTTTGCTCAATCATGCCAGTGAGTGAAGTGCCGTCATTGTCTGCCGACTCTAGCAGGTAGCTCAATCGCTCAGGCAACTGAATATCCGCTTCTTTAATCTTCATCCGGCCAAGCAGTGACGCCAACGTCTGCCCGCCATAGTTCTGATACTCAGCGTTTGCAATGTAAATCGCATAACGGTTCTTCGCATCAACCGTTGTTTTGTCGCCATCGCTCGGATGCGGCAACAAATCATACTGAGCTTGTTTAACAAAGAACTCACCAGCCAAGGCAATTCTTGTTTCTTCAATCTTCGGCAACATCAGCGCCGCTTCGGTGTGTAATGTGATCTGCTGCATGTTGCGCCTCTAATCGTTTTTAATAGTTTACTGCTAAAGTCCGGCTTTGGCAAAAGCCTTGCTGTCTCGCTCGCGTAACTGCTCTAATGTTAACGGATTGCCAAAGGTGTCAGTCATGCTTTCAATCTTCAATCCGCCATCAAGGAATAGCTCTGCGCGAGTCTTGCCGAGTGAGTCGATAACGAATTCACGCGACTGCTGGCGCAACCATGCGTCCGGTGAAATATCCGCAGGCACTTGCTCAATCTTGAAAGTGCCTAAGTCCTTTCGCCCTTTGTAGGTTGGCTTTTCGTCGCTTTCTGTCGGGTAATCTGCGCCTGAACCAATAGCGGGAGTCATGCCGATGGGCGCATCTTGACCTTCTAACAGGTAAACATAGCTTGAGCGGCAACGGTCC